ACGAACAGTAACAAACTTAATATTTTTTTCATCTTCTTGCCCCTTTCGTTTTATGGCAAGATACATATCAGCTTCGTTTGTAAACGGTCCTAAATGTGTATACTCTTTTAGTGTCTTTAACCTAGGACAAAAGCTCGGTCGCCAGCCCATAGGAAAAAGTATTCCCCAATAACCAGCCACAAAATATTGTTGACTATTGGCGGTTTTAGTGTATACCGCCACATTATCTTGTAGCTGTTCGTTGTACACAGTATCAATGTTCGTTGGAAACCCAAAGATAGAAACATTAACAGAGCTTTTCTGTTTTTGTTTCTCTATTTTAAATCCGTCTAGGCTATCCAACACAGTTTCTGTGCCAGCGGTGTTCTCATAAAAAACATAGCCATCTGCTTTGCGACGGAGTGTGCCTACTTTAGCACCTTTGCGTTCGACTATCCAGAAACTGTTTTCTACAACTTCTTTTGCTTGTAAGTATTTACCCATTTTAGTAAGCACTGTTCAAGTAATCACTGTGTGCTTCTGCACTTTGGCTAATACGTTGCAAGTCCCATTTACCACAAAAACGCATAAAGTGTACACCTACCATACTAGCAGGAATCTTCTGTACCTGTTTAGTAATAGCTTCATCTAACACAGTTTTAATCTCATCGGGTTGTTGTGTGAGATCGATAAGTGTACGATTGCGCTGATAGTCATCAAGCACTCTATGTTCTTCGCCGTTGTGATCAGTCCAACGTTGTAGCATAAAATTGTTCCAGTTAAAGCCTTTGCTATCTTTGTCTTCAAATGCTTCAAGCATACCAATCTTATTCTTAGTTCCCTTTTTACGTGCGCCAGGATAAGCACTAAACACGTTGTCGCTAGTGTCACCTCTGATACACTTTTCAAACAGCAACCAATCAGGGTCGCCAATTTGTTTTTGTTCACCTGTCTTATTGTCCATGACAGGTTTGCCTTTGTCGTTGTAAACACCATCAATGCGAATGTGTTGATTAGTAATGCCATTGTATTGTGTAACTTTGTCAGTGAGCAACTGATAAAAGTCACTGTCACTGCTGACAATTACATGTTCATCATCGGGGTGATTTTGTATCCAACGTGCGATAAAGTCATCTGCTTCACACTGCGGATCCTGTAGTACAGTACAGTTAGTCTTCTTGTCCATGAACTCTTTTAGTTCATCAAACGCTTCCCAAAATGCCTTGTCTTCTTCTGCTTCTTTAGGAGTTAGTGCGTCACGTGCTGCCTGCCTGTTTTTCTTATAAGGCTCATAGTAGTCTTTGCGCCAACTGCGTCCTTCTAAGCAGAAAACAACATGACTGCCATTAAAGTCTCTGTATGCTTTGAGAATACTGGCAAACATAATATGATATGCCATGCCAATTTTAGTTTCAATACTGTCGCCTCGTACTACGTGTCTAGCACGAAAAAACATGTTTGCTGTATCTACAAGAATATATGTCATAAAAACACTCGCTAGGTTGTTACTATCATATAATACGATATAACCCAGCGAGTGTCAAGCGTTTTATTGGCTTTAGGGGTAGGATTCGAACCTACACGATTAAATATATTGCAGTACATTCAATCACACGATAAACAGTCGTGCGTGTCTACCATTTTCACCACCCTAAACTGTTTAAGCCGCTTGGGCTAATTTTTGTTGTTTGTCTAGTGCTGCAATCATTCTTGTCATACCAATGCCGCCACCAACACGTTGGAAGAAGTCAAACTTTAGGAACTCTTCTAGTTCTGCTTCAACACGTTCTTTGCCAAACAGTTTGTATAGTAGCGCACTATATTCACCGTCTGTAATACTGTGGAATGTGTCTCTCATCATGTCAACATCACAACTACGTTCTGCACTTCCAATGGTCTCCATACCGCCCAAGATAACATCCATCTTCTTAGCAGTTTCGCCATCGTCGTTTCTACTCATATTCCAAAATGGACTTGTCATTTCTGGAAAGTTAGTAATCAAACTACTACCAAACTGTGCTTCCATAGCAAGTTCGTGATCTGCATCCATTTCTTCAAGTTCATCTAATCCAAAGTGTTCTTGCCATTCTGCATATGTTTTTTCTGTTAGTGCATCAAAGCCTAAGTATTCACATAGTTCATACTCCATTGCTTTTAGATCATCTACACTGCCTGGCATTTCAAATTCAAACATAGGGAAGATAATGTCGTGTCTACCTGGGATAGCATTTGGTTCTTGTCTATAAGACGTGGACACACAAAAAAAGCCCTTACTATTGGGCTTTGAAAGTAGTTCATGTTCTAACCACATCTGTCCTGTTTGAGGCAAGGGCCAAACATTACCTGCGTAGTTATACGTTGCTACATTGAATGGATCTTCACAAGCGGCAAGTATGCTTAGTCTATTTTGGGTATGGACTTCTAAGAATCCTTTGTCCAAAAAAAATGACCTTAAAAGGCCAACTGTGTCTGTGAATTTTTGTGGGTTTATTAGTTGTGTCATTTTTTTTCCTTTTCCATGCTTTAGCCTAAAAAAAAATTACTACTG